TCTATAAGCTGTTCGTCCATTTAATCACCTACCTTTGCTGAGATAAAATCTCTGATATTATTCCAGCCTTATTAGTTGCTGTCAGGGCATAGCCGTTATCACTTGCGAGTTGTCTTAACTGAGATACAGTCATATTAGACAACTCGCTTTCTGTATACTTGTGCGTTGATGTATCATTCACACTTGCTACAGATGGTGACTGGCTGTTTTCATCGAGACTATGCCCGGTTATTCCCCCGCTTTGGTACCGATCACGATACCACCGTTTGCTTTTGGTACAACAGGGACGAACATACCGGATGCTTTTGTCCATACTGCAACTGGGTCTGGTGTAGCCCACATGGAAAGAGTAACAAAGGAACGATTCTCTTCCTGTATAAACTGTCTGTATTCAAGCTCTTCTGGTGTCACACCCCAGAGGCCAACACCGAAGGATCCGTCGGCATCTGCTTCATACAGAGTAAATACATCCTCTTTAAGGTATCTGGCTGTTTTCAGGGTTCCATCTGCTTTTCTGAAATTAAAGTTCTCATCACAACGATCAATTGTGATTTCATATTCCTGCATAAGCAGATTGGCAAGCTCCTGCTTTGTGAGAAGCCTTTTATTTGTAGTACCCAGAACAGCTGTCTGCATTGCAGTGTTGTTCCGCATGTAGTTAATCATTTTAAGAGAAGTAACAGCTTTGTTTACTACATAGCCATTGCCTTCTGCTACAGCTACCATTTTCTGGATATCGCCCATGATATCTGCATCTGGCTTAGACCAATCAGTAAGCGTTACTTTTGCACTTGCTGGAACGCCATAGTCAATTCCCATGTCAACATGGTTCTCTTTGATTGTTACAGCACCAGTGGAAAGGAACTGTCCTTTCATAACATTTGCTCTTGTAACAACGCCCTCGAACAGTCTGGCTGCATCATCAAATACAAAGTTTTTCAGCGCTTCATTATCCGGCACACCATTTTCAATTGCCTGCCGTAAGTTTTCGGACTGATTGATTTTTCTCTTAATGAAGAGTTTTTCAGTCAGGACTTTTTCAAATCCAGGTCTTGTGCCGATTTCTGCTTCGCTATCAAGAGCGTGGACGAATGCAACTTCCGGGAGATTCTGTCCAGCCATAAGTCTGTAATACTCTGCTTTCAGATACTGGGTTTTTGTATCTGGGAAAATGGTGTCA